CTGCACTGAAAGAACAAGAGCGATCAGAATTTGAGTTAAACGAATTCCGGGAGAAAGTTGGTGTTGCAGCCAAGATCATCTATCAGCACGAATGTGCAATCATTGATAAGATTTTTGAGCATGGTAAGCAAGACGGCATCACTGCTCATCAACTGAAGAATTTCGTTATGAGCCGGATCAATCTGTGCCTGACAAACCTAAATCTTCCCATTCTTGAGAAGGTTGAATACAACCCGATTGCAGATTGGTTCTACACAGGAATTAATAACTACGTGTATAATGACTTCTTCCGAGGAATGGGCCGAGAGTACACGCGAGGTTGGAACAAGAAGGGCTTTGTATTTACAACAGAAAAGCCTATTTAAATGACTGACTCACTTTACGAAAAACTAAGCAAAGAACGAAAGAAACTCCAAGCTGACGGAGAAATGCCGGATTGGTGGACGACCGGCGCTTGGCAACTATTTAAGACTAAGTATTTGTACCAAGCAAAGACCCCACGAGAGCAATATACTCGGATTGCTGCTACACTTGCGCAGTATGTGGAAGGCCACTATCCCGATTGGTGGGAAGCTATGCATGGAGAAGGCTACACTTGGCAACAAGCCTTCTTTGATATTATGTGGGAGGGCTTTCTATCTGGCTCAACTCCTGTTATCAGTAATACAGGAACAGATCGAGGATTCTCTGTCTCATGTTCAGGCAACGTAATTCCTGATGATATTTACGGCATCTATACTGCCAAAACGGAAGTAGCTGTTCTCACCAAGCAAGGATTTGGGACAGCTTCTTTCCTTGGTAACATCCTTCCCCGTGGGCAGAAGAGCGCAAAGGGCGTTGTATCCGGCGGCGTAGTAGAGTGGATTAAGACATTTGTGCTGGACATGAACGTCGTCTCTCAAGGCTCTAATCGTCGTGGAGCTTGGGCAGCGTATCTACCTATTGAGCATCCTGACTTTCACGAGTTATGCTTGTATCTCAAGGAAGCTCCAGACGGGTTGAATGTTGGTTGGACAATCTCAAACGCTTTCATTGATCGTTTGAATGCTGGAGACGAGGATGCTGTAGACCGTTTTCAAACGGCTATGACAACAAAGATGGTTACAGGCAAGGGTTACTTTGCATTTATGGACAAGATCAATAATCGTCGTCCTAAAATGTATAAAGACCTTGAGTTAGAATGTGTTGCACCGCAACTTTGTAATGAAGTTCACTTGCATAGTTCGGAAGATTTGACGTATACTTGTGTTCTTAGCAGCATGAACGCTGCACGCTGGGATGAATGGAAAGACACTAAAGCTGCCTTCATCGCCCATGTGTTCCTTGATTGTGTGAATGAGGATTTAATTCGCAAAGCGAAGGGCATCAAGGGAATGGAAAAAGCGGTTAAGTTTGCAGAGCTAGGCCGTCCACTTGGACTAGGTATTTGTGGCTTCCATACATATCTGCAAAAGAAGCGTTATCCGTTTGAAAGCATTGAAGCTTATGCATTCAACAATGAATTGTCAAAACACATTCATGACGAGACATTGAAGGCTTCTCAGTGGCTGGCTAAAGAATTTGGTGAACCTGAATGGTGTAAAGGTTATGGTGTTCGCAATACTCATCGCACGGCTGTAGCGCCTACTAAGTCTTCAGCATTGCTCATGGCTGGAATTAGTGAAGGCATCAATCCTGACCCTGGAATGACGTACACACAATCTACTCCTGCTGGTGAAGTTGAGCGAGTCGTTGGCCCGTTTCTTGAGTTAATGAAGGAAAAGGGAATCTATGATAAGAAGCATATCCAGCAAATTATTGATGCTCGTGGAAGCGTTCAAGGCGTAGATTGGTTAACAAAAGAAGAGAAGGATGTTTTCAAGACAGCCTTTGAAATCAATCAGGAAGCAATTCTAAAGCTAGCCGCAGCTCGTCAACGTTATCTTTGCCAAGGCCAATCTTTGAATCTGTTCTTTAGCGCTGAAGAAAGCGAAGAGTATATTGCTTATATTCATGCACTGGCGTTTAACAATCCGCTTATCCTGGGGTTGTATTATTTATATTCAAAGCCGGGAGTTGCCGCATCTAAAGAATGTGAGTCATGTCAATGATGCAGTGGAAAGACGTCGTATTTTATGACCCTTCCTCCCCTACGTGTTTAAGATGGAAAGTAGACATTCGGTGGGGAAAGAACTTCGATAGGGTCAAGTTCAAGATTGGCGATGTCGCTGGTGTACCATCTAAAGGAGGTTCCCATTATGGACGTGTTAAATATCTTGGAATAGGTTTTGACCTATGTCATCACGTTGTTTGGTGGTTACACGGAAACGAACTACAAGCTGGATTGGAACTAGATCACATTAATGGTGATAATTCCGACAACAGAATTGAGAATCTGCGACTTGTAGAACGGAGGATTAATTGTCGTAACCGCAAGATGCGCTCAGACAACTCTACAGGTACTACTTGTGTGAAATTTGAAGACTGCGGGTATCCTAGATATATCGCTGTTTGGCAAGAAGATGGTAAACAACGTTCAAAAAGCTTTTCAATTAAAAAGTACGGCAAGAGTGCTTATGAGTTAGCTTGTAAGTTCCGTGCAGTGGAATTGAGTAAATTAATTGAAGAACAAGGATACACCGAACGTCACGGAAAGGAAATATAATGAATTCAACAACAGAAGAACACTACGAATTTAAAAAGGTCGCTCGACAAGAAGCCTACAATCATCGTGGACAATATCCATATTGCGAAGGGGCTTCGTCCCCTTCTTGGGAGCCTCATGCGTGGGTGTTAGAAGCGATGGCACGCGCGTATGAACTTGGACGTACAGACTTTCTGAAGGATTTATCTGACTAATGACCACAGCAGTAATCAAGTATAACGGACATGGGGACGGAGATTGGTGTTCAATTACTGTTGAACGTGTGGACGGTTCAGATGAGTTAGTCTATGAAGGCCACGGATTAATTAGTCCTTACCTTCTTGCGGATATTCTGCGATCCTTCGGCATCATCGTTGACTACAACGATTCATACGAATTTTGAAATGCTAACAGTCTACACAAAGAATAATTGCGCAGCTTGTGACCGACTCAAGGCCAAGTTAAAGCAAAAGAACATTGAGTTTGAAATTAAGAACATTGATCTAGACTTGGATTCAATGGACTTTTTAGTCAAGCATCATCATCGCACTGTCCCTGTCGTTTATGACGGTGATAAGTTTGTAAATCAAGCAACATTGTAAGGAACAAATGTACTATAAGCACGAATACGACAAGAACGAGCTAGCACAGCACACAAAGAATCAAGTAGCTAATGCCGCTGCTCGCCTAAAGATTGTTGCAGCTAAGAAGAAGGCTAAGAATAAGAAGGAGAAGCAAGATGACGCTAACTGAAAACGTTGACGTAATGAATTCGTTCATTGCTAATCCTGAAGGTCATCTAGCATTCATTCGCATGGTTAAGTTTTTAACAAAGGAGTAATTATGTCAGAAAAAATTCAAGTGCCCATTGGTAAGGGCAATTTCAAGGAAGTAGACGCAACACTATTTGCTGGCTATAAGAATGAAGCTGTTGCTGTTCTAGATAAGGTTGCAGAAGCCCAAGAAGAATATAAGGCACTCGTTGATACTGTCGCTGAAACTACAGGGCTGAAGAAGGGCCTTGTTGGAAAGTATTTCAAGGCTGCATTCGCTGCTAAGACTGAAGAAGCCAAGCAACTTGCTCAGGCTTTTGAAGCACTTGACACGGCAGGCGAATAATAGTATAGTTTGGTTGCCTACAATTTCGTAGGCTTCTCGCCCTGAAAGGAAGCTATGAAGAAGATGATTGCCAAGGGCTTTACTTGTGGTGAGCTGCTTATCGCTGCTGGCGGTACTGCTCTTGTCACTGCTGTAATGCACCTCTTTGCCTAAGAGTAGGCAATAAAAAAGCCCCTGACCTTTCGGTCAGGGGCTACACAACACTGAGACATTTAAGTCTCGCAGCAGTAACTTTTGTAAAGTGACTTTATAATTTAGTGCTATAAGCCGTCTGCCTTAATTGGTGGACGGCTTTTTGTTTTATTGCTTCTCAAAAAGTTTCTTCTCGGCTTCTCGACGATTAACTAGTCCCTGTAGGACTTTTCCACCAGCCTTATTCCATAGCAAAAAAGATTGAGCAGCAGAGACATAATCTCCTGCATTGACAAACTTTGCTACTGAAGAATTACGGAAATTTCCCATTCCGATGTTATAGGCCAGGGATGTACAAGCAGCAAGACGATAGGCGTTTTCTTCTGAATTTAATGATTGACAAACACTGAGAATGTCAGTCATAAATTGAAGGACACGGGCTTGCAGCTTGGCGTCAGCTTGTTCCTGAGTCCAAGTCATTCCTAAACGAACACCCTCTGTTTCGCCCCATCCAATTGTGGGAATTCCGACAGAATCAAGATAAGCTGTCAGACGGCAACTTTCAAAAGTTTTGATTGCCTCTGTCGCATAATTAAGTGCTAGTGGATTTGGAGTCATTATTCTTTTCCTCTTCTGGCATATCAGGCCACCACCGGTTTCCTTTAGATATGTTTTCCGATGCAGGCAATACTCTAAGATTAAATTCATTATGAAGGCCACATACAATGTCAGACTTTAGCGGCACAATGTGGTCTACATGGTGTAGAATACCTGTTTCACTCGTCAGTCGTCTCGCCTCTTCGTATATCTGCACCATCTTTTTCTTATCGCCCCACTTTACATGAGCTATTCTTTTCAAAGCTTTCCTAGCCCGATGGAGCATATTAAATCTAGCACGATTTGCCTTTTTATACTCCGACCTCTGCTTACTCAAGTATTCTTTGTTTTTAGCATGGTACTGTTTTTTGTTGGCTTTTATCTTTTCTTTGTTGGCCGTATTATACCGTCTATTTCGCTCTTTAATTAGCTCTTTATTCTCTAAGCGGTAGTTTTTCTGATACTCAAGGAACTCTTCTCTTTTGACTGCATACTTAAGTTTGAAGTCAGCAGAATAACAAGCCTTACACTTTGATTTACTTGCTTTGTAGAAATTTTCCTCAGTCTTTTCAATCAAACAGTATTTGCAGCATATCATTACTTCGTTTCTTCTAATAGGTTTTTTACTACTTTGAATTTTGTAGCAAATTTGATAATTGCTGGTGTACCCATGTGACTGCTAATCCCAATTAGGACGCCGGCCAAAGGCCCGGAAATTCCGGCATATTGACAGCCAAAGTAAACCATCATTCCGGCAAAACTTGATGACAACAGTTGAGCGACAAGGCTTCTCCATGTGTACACTTCTTGAGAGGCCCAGCGAGTCAAACCACCCCAAATTGAGAGGGCAATTACACCAATATAAGTGAGCAGGCTTGAATGTGTCCAATCCTGCCCTTTAGGAATAAAGTTTTCTAGCATATTAGATTTCCTCAATTTCCAACGTAGTAGAAAACTGATTCATGAAGTAGTATTGAATTCCAGCAGCTTTTGATAATCTGCCATAAACACAGTAAATAAATTCTTCTGTCGTATCTGTGGACTGAGGGACAGTAGAAACAAAGATGGGCGCATACATTCCGCTAGTACGAAGCATTTGCCAAATGAAGTTACGATCAGACTGAATCATCCAAGGAAGGGCCATCGTCAATGTACGATAAATACTAGCCCTATCAATTCGTTGGTCACCAGCGTCACTTCGAACAAAGGTTGAGCCCTCATTCTGTGTAAGAGTGATATTACCATTTTGCCCATTCGCATATTCAGGGTTAACAGCAAATTCGTAATATTGCCCAACAACCAATGTAGCAGCTTCGATATATCCTAACGTACTTGCAGAATCAACAATTGTGATCGTCAGCTTTTTAACTGAGATATTACTGAAGTAGATATACGCGTATGTTCCTCCGCCATATCCGTAAGACGCCATTCCTAGATTCTGGTTTAAAGAACCTGGTGCTGCGACTTGTGTTGCTGAAGTGAAGACAGGTGTTGAATCTGTTGCGTTGGTGTAGCCTTTAACTTGAATGGTTGCTGTACTAGACAATCCACAGAATGGAAGTGCAACCATATTGATTGTCTGAGTTGCTGTCCAAGTGAGCGTCAATGTCTCCGTAGTTGTGCTAGAACGCCATACGCTAGACTTAACATCGGTGAGCAAGTTACTTACTGGAAGAACAGCCGAGGTAGCTGTAAGAGTTGAAGTCTTGGCTACGTTGTTGAATAAGATACGGAGATTTGCCATAAATTATGCAGCTAGCTTCTGGTTGCGGTCAGACGTGTACGCTGCCTCACAATGATGAGGATTGCCAAAAAGCGTGTTGATAACGTAGAACATAAAGCCAAACCTCTCCTTATCCCTGTGCTTACGGAAAGCAACAGAGGAAAGAGTCTCGCTAGGATTTCCACGAATCAAGGCATTGACAAATCGATCAAAGCCGATTAGAACGTTTAGAATGTATGTCTTCATTTTAGAATGCCATGATTGTTGCTTTATCTGTTGCTACGATCCATGCAGCCTGAGCAGCCCAAGTGTTCTCAGTAATGAGATTGAGGGACATTAGATTAGCTCGGTAAAGAGCACTCATCGTCTTACCGTCTTGTAGCACCATCGGGAAAGACGGATGAGAAGCAATCCCTGCTGTAGCCCATTGAGCAGCAGCGTCGTCTTCCGTACAATTAGGATTGGCTTTCACGTAATCAACCACGGCAGACTTAGCAGCTTGTCTTTCTGCCTCGACCATTTGAGTAATGCTACTCTTAGGGCCGAAATCATCTGTAATACCCGGGCCAGCTCCAGCTTCAAATGCCGTCAGCGTAGACTGTGCTGACGCAAGTTGCTGTTGAAGATCGTTGCTCATTGAAGACATGCGCTGGATAAACGAGGCAAGGGCATTAAGCTGCCCTTGGTAACTCGATACTTGAATCTTCAGTTCATTCCTACGTGCTTCATTAGCTAGAGCGTTTTGGATGTCAGTAGTGTCCATATATTAAGGATAATTCTTTACGTTATGGCTTAATAGCCCGTTGCTAAAATAAGTACCAGCGCCTTTAACAAGGAATGATACAACTTGACCTTCTCCAACAGCAATGTTAGATTCAACAATTGATTCTTGCTGACCCATAATATGTGTGCCAGATTGAATTTGTTCTACGGGAATCCATTCAATGTGTCCGTTCAAAAGACAAGCTAGACGATGGCCTTCAGAGAATTCAACAACATTGCCATCAACAAACCTCAAGCGATAGCGCATCTTCCAAATCCGTTGAAGATCGGAAATGACGCCTCCATTTGCAATAGGCTCAAATGTTGTGTCATTGACAGCAGCAACAATAGCCCCGTTGTGCAACTCTCCAGCCATCACTTCTTTACCGTTTAAAAGACGAATCTTTACCCACGGAGCAGGACAAGCACCACCTTGAGCGCCTGAGCCACCACCAGAAGAGCCGGATGTTCCTGTGATTGTTGTTGCAGTCATTACCCGGCCAACAGCAGCGCTAGAGCCACCTCCATATAAGTCCTTCGTAGCAGACCATCCGTAGCTGTTTTGAATACGTACACGAATGTATGCATCATAAGCGCCGTTCGTTTCATGCTGAGACGAAGTGCCAGACACAGAGCCAGGGCCAGAGAAACGCCAGCCCCATTGCAATGTCCCCTTAACAGCGCCAGTTGCCCCGTCATAACAACGGGAAGGCATCGGTTGATACGTCTCAGTAAATGGAGCCGTAGCCCCCGCATTGTCAAAGAACTGCATATGAATTTGCGTCATAGCGTCTAGGTTATCAGAATAACTAGTGTAAGTCGTTGGCGTAAGTGTGTACGAAAGATAGGTTGTTTGGAAATTACTATTCAACACTTGATCGCATTGCGTTGTAATTGAAAGACAACTAATATTCGGAGCGCCTTGACGAGTTGAAGCATCATTGTTGCCACGCCAAATAATCGCTGTACCACTTGCACCGTCAATACCTTGAACTAGACGTACCCAATAATCTGTAAAGATCGCTGTGCCAATTTGAAGACCGCTATTAGCAATCTTCAAAGTTGTTCCTGTAGATGACAACTTGCCACCAGCAGTAGGATTACCGCTTCCGTCTTCAGCGTAATTTGAAGTACGGAGGTCAGCAATCATTGCTGATTGAATAGCAGCGTTGGCAATGAACGTTGATGCATTGCCACTAGTGAACTGACCGGAGAGGTTAGTTCCAATTGTCGCACCTACTGTAGCTCCAGGCTGTGAACGCCCAATATACAAGTTCGTTGCATAGGCTGCAGGAAGCGCCACGCCACCTGGGCCATTATTCTGAAACCAAGGTTGTGCTTTAACAGCATTTAATGGAACAGTAATTGAACCAACGCCAGACAACCAGGAGCCACCAGCATTCTGCGTTACACCGGGGAACCAATTGATTACTGCACCTGTTTTATCGTAAAAGACAGCCCCAATTGAACAACTATAAGAGCTGCTTGGAATAATTGTAGCAGCTACCCACAGCACTTCTCCGGGGATGACAGGAAATGCATTATTGCTCTCATAACTGTCTCTGGTCGTAGAGGTTAGAGCTTTGCTCCAATTTTGTCCAGAGATAGCCGTAATAGTTCCAGGCCAGCTTCCTGTCAAACCGTCCTCAAAAGAGCCACGAATAACTAGGTTATTAGCACCTTGTGGAGCATTAACAAGCTTCGTATAATCAAGCCCAGCAACAGCACTGAATACAACATTACCAGAAGCATCTTTAATTGTAAGCCCTCGGCTATCAATTTGAGTAGCTGTGACAGTACCGGCAATTAATTTTGCACCGTTGATCGTCCCATCTACAACAAGATCATTGCCAATGTATTCTTCAATACGGAAATCCGAAATATCTGTGATGCCGGAGGACTGCCAATTAACATACGCTTCAAGAACCGCTTGAACTACTCCAGCCCCGGCTGTGATATATCCAATGTAACGAGTCCATGTTGAAGAGATTGCAAGATTCTCAAGTGTAGACGTGATTGGAGATAAACCTTGAACAGCGTAGTTGATAACATTGGAAGAACTGTCATACATTGGAACACGGATATATACATTTCCTGCTCCAGAGTTTTGCTTTAAGTAGACAGCTACTTTATATGTCTTTCCGGCTTCGACATTAAACCTTGTAGAATTAATATGTGTGCCTTGTGTTCCTGCCGTACAACGAAGAACGGTAGTTCCTACGGGAGCCCCTGCTCCTGTTGTTACAGCGATACTTCCAAGGCCCCCTACAACTGACCAAGCTGTAGCATCCATCATTCCGGGGTCAGCATTAATTGCCCTTCCTTGACTTGTGACAAGAAGCTTGGATGTAGTTACAGAATTTGCAGATAGAGCAGCAGTTGCAACACTTCCAGTGACAAGCAATGTCCCATCTAGAACATTGGTAATCAATGTCCAGCCAGAGCCATTCCAATACTTAGACTGACTAAAGCCGACTGAGTTATTGTACTGAGTTACTACGTCATTCAGAATTGGGCCACCACCAGAAGAGGCAGTAGATGATGCTAAAGAATCACTGTACGTGTTGGTACTACCGGACAATGCTACGTAGAACGTTTGACTTCCACGCTGGCCGTTTGTACCATTCGTTCCATTAGTGCCGTTTGTCCCATTTACACCGGCTTTTGATTTAGCCAGCGTGTAAATCTTCTGGATAGTTGTTCCGCCATAAACAGCTTGTAGAGTTGCTGTGCCTTGATCGGCGGAAGCGGCTGTAACAGTGTAGACGCCTGTAGACGCGATTGAGATAGTTAGACCGGAACTTGAAACAACAGAGTATGTGACGGACGATCCAGTGACATCCGTTGTGCCGTTGAACACTTTAAATGTTCCGCCAGCATTTGTGAATGTTCCACCATTCCCTGCTGAATCTGTTGCTAAAACAAAAGATTCATTTGTGAGCAGGCCAACAACAGGAGATACACCGTTTGTACCGTTAGTTCCATTTGTACCTGCTGCACCAGCTTGTAACTTAACAACCGTAATTTGATCCGACAATCCAGCCCATGAGATACTTACGAGAACGTAAGCTGTAGCCCCAGGCGCTGTGAACTGTGAATTTGTCATTGTGCGGCTGTTACCGCTTCCAGATAATGTTACAGCGCCAAGGGACGTATTGGCCGAGTTATAAGCTGTAGCTGTGAAAGCAGGAGAGCCAGAGACGTTTACGCCAACAGCATTGAACGTAATAGTTTGGCTTGAAGGATTTGGGGCTCCAGTGCCATCAAACGTGACAGTTTGGGAAGTAGCCGTAATAGCTACGTTAGGAGCATTTGAGCCAGAATTTGCCTTAGCAAGTTGGAATACTTTGTCAATCGTTGTCGTTCCGAATGTTGTTCGGATTGTCAATGTCGTTGACTGCTTGGCTTGAGGAAATCCTGCTGTAACTGAATATGCACCAGCACTGCTAAGAGAGTATGTCAGACTATCAGGGTTTCCACCACTAGGAACCGAAAATGTACAGACTGAGGTTACGTCTGTTGTTCCTTGATAAACCTTGACATTGCCTAGAGCAGTAGAATAGCTGTTGACATTCCCGCCTGAATCAGCAGGAAGTGTAGCACTTTCATTAGTGAGCACTACGTTAATTGAGTCAATACCTTCGCGACACTTGACAAATGTCATTGTGTCTTGATATGTATTTCCACCTTCTACAACTTGAAGCAAAAGAGTAACCGTATCGGTTGTCATTTGCGCTGCTGTGAAAGTAAAAACGCCTCCCGTCAAGGAAGGCGTGACAGACATTGTACCACCGCCAGATGCAATTGTCAATGTTGGCGTAGCTGTTAAATTACGAGTATTCGCAGTGACGGTAATTGAGCTGGGAGAGATGGTACCGCTTTTTGCAATCTGAAAGATTTGAGAAGTAGCACTGAGCCAGATTTGTTTTACGTCCTGACTTAGAACGTCTAGGCCAGGAATATCAATATTTACAGGAAGCGTGACACCAGCTAAACGAGGCGAAATAGCTTCTAATTTTAAATCACGATCATTAACAACTGCTGCCATAATTATTCTTATTTAGATTAGAATCTGAAAATCAATTTTAGAACTAGCAAAGTCAACTGTAATTCCTACAATCTGTCCTACCTTGCCAGAAGACACGTAACGGCAGTTTACTAGGGATTGAGGTGAACCTAGATTTTCAAACAACAATGAATAGAACCCCGTGTATTTCAACACTTTCCGTTGAACATTGAACATATTCAATCTACGGAGGGCCTCTGTGAATGCATCCGCTCCAACAATCAACAATGAATCAGTTTGTGTCGCTGTCGTACTAAGATTATAATTGGTAGCAGCCGAATTGTCAACTTGGATGGCATTGAGCCATTCTTGAGCAAACATTTGTGTACTTGTTTGATCTAACCCTCCAGCAACAGAGGATTGCACTGTCCAATTTCTGCAATACCCTAGATTAACTGCGGCAACAACTGCCGGTAATGAATCAACTTGCAACGAATGTTCAACCATATTTGCCGGAATAACAGTTGTACCAGGAGCAGATTGACTCAAATCAAGACGTACTAAAGTCAACTGATTACTTGAGTTTACACTAACTCTAGCGCCAATGCTGCTTGCAATCTGGTTGCACAAGTCCAATACATTTGTTTTGCTTGTCATATAAACGCCGATAGGTTGGCGATACAAACAGTCAAATTTAACAAATGTAGGAATGTCCAACTCAGAGATAGCAAACTGTTTTGATGTATCACCAAAATTTGTTACCAGAAGACGGATTAACTCCGCAACAGTGTTTCGATAGACTGGAACACCTAGAGCCTGATCCCCATTCCAATAACTTGTTGGAAAAGTTCCTTGCTCAAACTGAAATCCTGCAACATACGCGGCTACCGTACTTCCATCTCCAACCCATACTGAACCTCCTGAAGGGCTGTAGGGAATAACTCGCACAGTTGTTTGTGTTGATGTTGTGTCAATGCTTCCTGCATGCCAGATTCTGTACCATCCATTACCTGCTGCTACTGCACCGTAGGACTGAATCAATCCGCCTCCAGTTGAATATGCAGTGTTAGAGGCAAGAACAATCGTCCCGGCAACAAGATCAAGGACGAGAGACAGTTGAGCTCCTGAGTTGCCGATAATTTGAAACTCAGCTTTTGCGCTATTTCCCGCTTTGACAAACACTGAGCTTGTATAGTTTCCGCCTGCGTTTAAACCTGTAAAGGCTACGTGTTGAAAGTAGTGAGCAACGCTTGATGTATTTGGGATAACACTACAAACTGACGTTCCAGAGTAGGGGCCACTTACTGCGCTTGTAGACAGCGTAGCATCGCTGGTAGAGAATTTAGTAGCATTGGTGAAATCATCCGTTGACTCAATAAAGTTAGCCGGAATCTGAGCACCTTGCACACTGGCCGTCACTGTACCATATGGCTGATTTGTCAGTGTAAATTTTCCAGTTCCCGGAGTAGAACTAAAAGAAACTGGAACTCCATTATCTCTTACTTCAATAATTCCTTCAATGTTTCCATTGTGGACTTGATATTCGTTTGTGGCTGCATTAGTGCTCAGTGGAGAGACATTATGTGCTTCACCAAATGTTAGAGGAATTAAATTGTTTGCGAGGGCTGTTGTCCCACCAAGCAACGTAGACGAGATAGGAGTATTCAGACGTTGCGTGATATCGCTTACTTGGATATTAATTGTCAGACGATCTTTACAATCAATGCCTAATGTTAGTCCCTTAAAGACTTGCCTAAAGTCTGCACGATTCCAAGTAGGGTCGCCAATTAGAATCGTAAAAGGGCGGTTTACCCAATAATCGTCTAGCCACGAATCGAGAGATTGGTCTGTATTATCAAGAGAGATATCTCCGAACGACAATGATACGTCTCCAGAGATATCAATTGACCTGCTGAATTGAAAACCGCCTTTAATTAACGGCAAGTATGCCGTAGACGCTGGCGTATCAGTTGCACTACTAACGAAAGCCTTGTTAGAAAGGTAGCGAGACACGGGCGTACCCGTGCCATTCGCCCCAATCGTTACTTCCAATAGCATGCACCGTAAAGCAGCAGGATCATCTAACCAAGCTGTGAATTGTGCATTTGAAATTGTCATGCTAGTTTAACCTGTGTGCGATGAGAGTACCCAGCCTCAGAAGAAGCCTTCTTAGTCCCTTCGTTAATAGCTTCAGCATTTTTCTCATTAGAATCATACGTAGCCATAATGAGTTTAGCAGTCTGGTCATTCTGTCCTGCTCGCAGAGCTGACACTTCAGCACGTAGAGCACGAATTTCATTGACCATTGCTTCATCGTTAGACGCAGTGCGATTCTGATAAGACCTTGTCTGTGCAGCAGTAAGAATTGACTCGCCTTGGTGAAGTTGAGCAACATAGCCATTGAACGGCACCATTGACAGTCCCATTGCATGAGAACCGTTAATTACTGGCATGATTGTAGCCTTGCCTGGAGTAGAACTCGTTGAGCCACTTACGCCAAGACCGGCAGCAGTGATTGCTTGAAGGGCCTTGATAGCATCAGCCACAGACAAGACACTCGCATTAACAGTAATTAGACCGTCAACTTGTTTATTCAAAGCGTCAAGTTGTTGCTGTTGGGCACTAACTTGTCCTGTTGTGAATTGTTGCAGAGCTTGTGTTTGAGCCAACACTTCTTGATAGTCCGAAGTATATCCAGAACCAGAAGCATTTACATCGCGAGAAGCTGTCAAGAAAGCTTGAGCTACAGATTGGAAATTACCAATTGCAGTTTGATTTCCTTGCATTGCTTCCGCTTGTGTTTGCTCGTAGGCAGACTTAGCAGCATTGTACTTGTCAACAGCGTTTCCTGTTGAAAGATCGCCAGTTACCAAGCTATCTTGGAATGTCTTCAGAGAGTCAGCAAAATTCTGGAAAGTCGTTTGCAAGTCAGTGATTGCTTTGGACTGAGTATTATACGCATCTTGTAAATTGGTTGTAGCAGTAGTTACATTGCTGTTATACGTTGTCACCAAGTTGTTAAACGCGTCAGACAGTCCCATCACTTGTGTAGCAAGAGCTTGCCCTTGAGTACCAGAAGCCGCAAGCGTTTCTACTAATTGGCGGAACCCAGCAGCAGTGTTAGGCATTTGCAAACCTAGGGCTTGAAATTGAGCTGCTAGATCAGAAGTGTCCATTGCATTTTGTTCCGCTGTCGTGTAGAAGTCTTTCCTGAAATTATCAAGAGAAGTTTGGAGAGTGTCCAATCCACCAGCAGCAGAAATCAAATCAGCAGTAACATCCTTAGCAATTCCCAAGTCTTGTAAGCTAGCACGAGCTTTAAGAAGACTTGCGTAAGTATCGCCAATATCTTGAGCAGTACCGGACAATGTTTGAAGGATGTCTCCAATACCTGTTCCAGCCTCCTTTAGCTCAATAGTTTGACGAACGATTTCAGCACCAACGTCTCCAGCAGTATTAACTACTTTGGCGAAATCAATTGCTGTCATGCCAAACTTAGAAAGCTCTGATTTTGCTTGTTCAACACCAGAAGCAACTCGCACAGCAGTTTGTAGAAGACCTTCGCCAGCTTGTTGAAACTTGCTGATAGAATCCCCTAACCCAGCTTGCACTAGCTTATCTCCAAAGGCGCTAAACACAGCTTCCAACTGCTTTTGGATATCGTCCGAAGACAAACCCTTTAGACTGATATTTCCAATGGCAATTTGTAGGTCTTGAATTTTAGATTGAATATCTGTTGCACTCAATCCTAAGCCCTTACCAGCAGTCACAACAGTGTTAACCATTTGTTGGATAACTTCATTGAACTGTGCAGTTACTTGTGGATCAAGAGCAGACGTAGAATTTTCATTCTTATTGCTGTAGTTGATACCGAACAAACTCTTGCTCACTTGGTATTGCTGATAAGCTTGAGCGTCAACGCCATTAGCTAGCGCGCTTCCGACAGTTTGATTTCCGAACGTGATGCCTGAGTCAACAAGGTTTTTCTTTACGCCGTAACCTACTCCCTTTGCAAGAATGTCTAATGTGTTACCACTTAACAAGTCCTTGACAAGATCGCCTGCGGCTGTCTTACCATTGAAAGTAAATCCAGACGAAGTATTATGAGCATCAGAGCCTGTGATAGTCCCATTAGTAGCAACATACACCACAACTTGCGTCAAAGCATCCTTGATAGAGGATAGGTCAGCAGCCATTTGGGAGCTGTATTTCAATCCAATATTGCTGTTCTTAGCTAGAAGATCAATGCTGTTTTGGATTGACTGTGATTGCTTCGTAGCATCGGCAGAAACAGTTCCTGTGCCTTGCGTCGCTTGACGCGTAGCAGCAATATTGGAAGACCCGCTTCCACCGAGCCCACCTCCTACAGCAAAACCAAGAGCAGCCATAATTGCAGCCATTGCAGCCATACGAGCAAAAGCTGTATAGGGATCGCCTTGAGCTTGATTAATCGTCCCTGTTACAGCGCCTGTCGCTGCGGTAGTTGCATTGGCAGCATTTTGCGTTGCGGCGGCAGTTACAGCAGAGGCAGTCTTAACTTGGTCAGCAGTTACAGTAGCAGTTGTTGTTGTTGTAATATGCGTCATTTGTTGCATATAGCTCTGCAATTGCGTCGCCATTTGCCAAATGCGGAATCCCTTTTCAACGGCCATCATTACTTGATAGCCACGGCTATGCTTATCAAAGAATTGAGAAGCCGCTTGAGCCATGTTAGCAAACGCATCAATTTGAACTTGTTGTTCTAGTTGCGCAGCTTGAGCATAACGTTGTGCTTGCAACATTGGGTCAGTTGTTTCACTAGCAATCTGCTGTGCCTTTTGAACCTTATCAATTCCTTCTTCAAATGTACGGAAGGTATTGACAACATCCTTAATCGCCTTACCCATTTGACCAAAGCCTTGAACCATTGAGTCTGTAAACTTCTGAGACTTAGCAGGATCAAACATTTTGTCCCACTCTTCAGTGAGCTTGTTTTGACCCATGATTGCCTGTTCTTGACGCAGTTGCTTCAAAGCTGCTACGCGCTCTTGAAGAGTCTTCAAAAGGGCTTGCTCATTAGCAATTTCTGACCCGGTAGCGCCTGGAATACTGATTGACAGTCCAGCTTGAACTGTGTTGATTTGCTTTTCAAGATCAGCAATGCTCAAATCAGTAAAGTCTGCCTTGCCATTTGGATTCTTGAAAGCAGCATTACGTTCTTGTAAAGCCTTTACTTGAGCTTGAATTTGATTGGTAAGAGTTTGCTCTTTTGCTAATTGATTTTCAGCAGCTTTAGCTTGCTGTTGCAATAGCTCAATCCCGATTTCTAAAGTTGCATTGCGTTCCGCCAGAACAATTTGGCCTTTAATGTCGTTCTCAATTTGAGCTTTGTTCTTATCATTGTGAGAGTTCTCAACAGCAACAAGCTCGTTCATTAGCTTGATGTACTCTGTTTGAGCAGGCCCGACCTTAAGGGCAGCAGGCCCATTCATCAGCCGATCTTGTTCTTCTAGGAGCTTTTGATACTCAGTATTCAACGCTGCAATTGCTTGCTGATTCTTGTTGATTTCAGCATTGATGGCATTCTGTACCTTGGGATCAACAGTTTTATCGGGATGCTTGTTAAAGTTCTCTTGATAAGTAAGCTGCTTCTTCTTTTCTTCTGTAATGGCCTTTTCACCATTCAATAGTTTGTTTACAGCACCTTCTGAACTAGAAACCTTGTCAAAATACTCCTTGGCTGTCTGCTCTAGAGCTTCCCCTACGACAGTAGAATTCATGCCTAATTTCTGGAAGCCAAGAGACATTTCATTGGCATTGTCAGCAGCAACCTTTAGCGTATTAGCCATGTCGGCCTTACCTAGCAGACTTGCAGCCTTAGCCATTTGATCGTACAATGCAGAGACGAAACCCAACAACTTTGATCCAATAATAGACGCGAGTTGAGCGAACGGATTAATTAGAGCCTCATACACCTTAGCTCCAATCAGTGCGACAACGCCAGCCACATTAGTCAAAGAATCTTGGATAATTGCAATTGCAAGACGAACGCTAAAAATAGCAGCTCCGAGAATATTTACACTGCCAATCGATGAATCAAGCGCCCCTGCCCAGCCAGCAAGTGTTTTAGCAATTCCGACAACGTCAGAAGCTAGTCCCTTAACTTGTGTCCAAGCTTCAGCCAATGCATCCTTATTTTTATCAATCCAAGTCAGCACAGCCTTAAAAGCATTCCCGATATTTTGAACGACAGCAGGGATGATAGACTGTAAGCCTTGAACCATACCGGCAAACGCAGAATTGAACTGCGTATCTTGGTTCATTTCACCAATTGACTTCATCCAAGTGTTCTTGACGCGTTCCCATGCAACACCGAATGTTAGCGGCATTTCACTTAGAGCTTTGTCCCATCCACCTTGAGCGTTAGTAACTGCTAATAAGATTTCATTTGCCGTTACTTTACCTTGGCCTGACAACAGTTTTAACGCGTGAACGTTACCATTTGTCATTTGATTCTCAAGCGCCTTCATCAGCAGAGGTGCTTCGCGAGTCAAAGAGTTAAATTCTCGTGCATTTAGTTGGTTAGCGGACATCGCGTGAGCAAATTGAAGCATCGCGGCGGATGCTTCAGCAGTAGTTGCTCCACCAAGTTTAAGTGCAGTTGCAAGGCCATCTACAACTTTTCTTGTATCGTCGCTGCTATGTCCTAGTTGAGCCATCGCGGGGGCCAGACGAGTGTAGACCTTAGCTACTGATTCAACCGATTGGCCTGTTTTCTGTGCAATATCATATGATTGCTGCATCGCAACCGTAGCGTTGTTTTGACTTCCAGTTGCTGTAATCATACGAGTGTTCAACAATGTCCAAGCATCAGCATCCTCAACAACAGAGCGGGCTAGCTCAAGGCTCTTGTAGCCAATAAACGCGGAGGTCATCGCCTTCAACGTAGTTAGGAAAACTCCTGATCTTCCGCTTGACTCTTCGGCAGCCGCTCCAAAACTACGAACACTAGACGCAGCATTGTTTACTGTGTTATTCAACGTATTGAATCCCGTCACCAACACATTAATTGTCGGAGCAAAATTCATTGCAGCTTGATTGGCCTGATTAGTTGCATTAGCCTGATTCGTAAGAGCAAGAGCTGTTCCTGTTGCCCCTGTATTCATGGAGGAAGCAGCATTAGCAAATGCGCTCATTCCAGCCGCCCAAGCTTGCATTGTGGCAGGGACGTTCTTGCTTAGTAGGTTGGTTACAGCATCCGTCAAACGAGTGACGGCTTTTTCTGCGTTATCAGCAGAAGAGGCAAGTCTGTCTAGGTCAGAAGATGCTTGCGCAATTCCTGACGACTTTACTTCCACTGCTAAGGTTGAAACGTCCATTGCCATGATTAGTTCTTTCTCTTAAATTGAGACAGGAAGTTCTTCAGATTTGTCTCAACTTTATTTCTCTGTTCGACTATTTCGTCTTCTTCAAGATCGCGCTTACGATACGGAGCTGGGCGGTCTTTGTCTGTTTCACAACGCTCTGCTACATAAACTTCGCTCATTTGCTTTAGCAACAAGATTTCCCATGTCGCAAGTTGCATTCCAGTGACGCGAAGCCATGCATCAATTTCAAGCCATGAAATAGGAACGGGACTCATGCCGTTAATTGACATGAGCCCCGCTTCAAATAGAAGGCTCACAAGGTAGCCCGCATGATATTGTGATTCAACATCCGGCATGAGCAATAATTCGTGTTCTTCATCTTGCTCTTTAAATGTTGCCAGTCTGTTTTTCTTTTGACCTTCAGGAGTGGCATGTAGCCACCCCAAATGCTTCGCATATTGCGTAAGCGCTTCTGTTACTTTCCCATGAATAGGGAAAGATCACCAGCACCTGCATTGACTTGATCTTTAAGCCAATTGTATTCTGCCTTACTGTAGATGGCCTTAAAGTCATCTTCTGTTGTTGGCACAACACCCCCAAGCTCAAGGTTATTAAAGCGTAGGGTCATCTTAGCTAGAAAGCGATTTGATTCGTCAATGACTTGGGCAGCGGGCGTTACAATACCCTTTGCGCTACGCTGAAGAGCCTTATTCTGTTCAACTGTAGTGGCTTCACGGCGTGCCTTGGCAGCAGGGCCATAAACCGTTACTGATACAGGAAGAGTTTGAGCATCGTCGGCCCAAAGCAATTCACCAGTAGCAGGGTGACGGAGTTGAATGTCGGCAGTGTCTTCCTTGACAGCGAGGTTGGATAGATCAAAGTTCATGGTATAATTCCTTTTGCTGTTTGTGTTGTTAAGTGTTATTCTTATTATTGAGAAAAGAAAAGGAAGAAGTCTTTCGACCCCTTCCTTATAGATGAAGCTCTTTTAGGCTTCTACGATTTCTGTCTGAAGTTCTAGTGTGCAAGATACTTCAGTGATTTGGTCAACTGTGCCGACGCTTGTCTTAAAGTCAGTGATAAGCGCTTGGAAATAGTTGATTGTGCCGTCTTGATAAGTCAGCTTGAAAGAGTAGTAAAGGTCGCTTTGTAGACCAGTCTTTAGAGCAGCTTGACCAGCGTCAGAGCTATCGCGACCAATCTTTAGAGCCATAGAGCCGTTGTTGAACGAGCCCTTCTTCTTTACTTGCTGGCGTGTGCCAAGAGGTGAATGGTTTACAACTGTGAATGTCTTACCTACGTCACCCATGTTGGTAATTTCACCAATGTTGATGTAAGTAAGAGCTGAGTAACCCGCTTGATCTTGTGTAGCAGGATATACGGCTGAACAAGCAAGTGTTGAGCCAGCAGAGGTACGAACAGACATTTCGTTTCCTTATTATTTTGATTAGCTTGTTAGAGCAGCAGTAAGTCCAGTGCCGTTAGTCATCGTGACTACACCAGTTCCACCGACAAGATAAGCTGAGATAGAATCAAGAGGAACATGCACACGGCCATTTGCAGGAACAGTTACTGACTTTCCGGCAGAAGTGCTAATAGTGCCATAACCTGCAACAAACAGAGATTGTGGTGCGTTGCTTGTTAGCGTAACAGTTACTGGTGACGCTGTTCCATTTAGAAGAGAAAGACTCTGCTTCGCACCTTGCGTATATGCAAATGTGTCAGAAGAAGTCAGAGTATATTGAGTAACGGTAACCGGAGCTGTCGATGATGACACCCCTGATTGAGTGGACAATAGAGCCATTTATTTTCCTTGGGGTTGCTTTAATACTCGCAACGATATTTAATTAGCACAGGAAGACCAAGCCAACCAGCGTTGTCTTTAATTGATCGTCCAATAGAAGGAGTGGCCTCGATACTCACCGAACCCACTTTAGGAAGAATTGGGAAGGTATCAACAATGCCTTGAGCAAGAGTTTGAGCCAATCCCATTCCCGTTCCGTTTTGCGTCCAAACATTTACTTGGAAAAGTCCATAGTCTGTTTTGGTAGCCGCTTCTACGTCACGGTTTTTTGTTAAGTTTGGAATCAGAAAACATTCAACGTAAGGGCTTAAGTCAGCTGGTCGGTCGAATGATACTTCTTCAAAAGCGATTTTTACCGCAGGATTTTGACTTGAAGCCCATGCTTGAAGTCGTCCCTCTAATGCGGCTCTTACAGTTTGAATTGTCATTTATACTTTGCCGCAATAGCTTGAATTGACAAGGCAACCATTCGATATGGCCCTGATCTTCCCGTCCATTGAGGAAAAGGCCAGCCCCAAGTTTCCACTAAGGAAGAGTAGGGAAGGTTATTTGTCATTGTCACTGCACCATCTTTCTCAAAAAATTGCTTTCCATTATCAGGGTCGAGAATTGTTGCAATTCTTAGAAGACTTTCATCCCCAGCTTGAGCCTCTGAAGTACCTACCTCAGAAGAGAACTCAGGGCCATCGGAGGGGTACCATTGATTTGCAAATAAACCGTCTGCAAATGGGCCAGGATTACCAGGAGAGGGCGACAAGACAACAATAGAAGTAAACAACTCTCTAGCTAGTTGATAGCATTGAGCATTTACTCTTGCCTTGAGCTTTGCGATATTAGTAGCTACTGATTTAGCAAATCCAGTCATAGCCTCTCGCAAGTTGGAGAATTATAACATAGAAAGGGGTTTTTGTCAAACCCCATTTCCATTAGTTAGCAGCCATGCAGAATACTGTCGGAGCTTGGCTTGTAGCTGTAGTAGTTACTTGCAGACGACAATAACGAGCAGCAATGCCAGAAACACTAACGGCAGTAGTGGTGCTTGCAGCGGCAGCAACAGGAGAGCCCACCAACGCGAAGTTAACGCCATCATCGCTTAGAGCGATTTGGTAAGACGCAGGGCCACTAGCTGTACCTTGAACCATCTTGTATGTAACGTTTGAGCAACCTGCAATATCATAGGATGTGCCTGCGTTCCCTGCTGTAGCTGTAGAACTAGTTAGGTTTGCAGCACGATCAAAGAATTGACGAGAAGGGCGCACCGGCATACTAATACGCGTTGCTGTTACAGTTACCGTGGCTGTAGTGGAAGCTGCTCCACTGTTTAGATACGCGAACCTGTACCTACCTGGCAAATATAGCGGAGGAACATCATAGTTTCCAGCGGCTGTGATGCGAGGCAACTGCCAAATGCTTATCCAGTTAGTACCGTTGTCAGGCGAATACTGAACAAAGATATCTAGCCCCGTAGAGCTACCAGCAGTATATGCAGATACGTTTACCAAGAAGCTAGAGACAATCCCGCAACCAGAATCATTAACAGTTGATGTGGAAGTAAGGGTTGTAGCGGCGTGCCAGTCCTGCGCGTTGTAGGCAATAAATGACGTTGTGCTAGCAATGCCGACGATAGGGACAGCACCTGAACTACCTCCTGGGTTGGTAAGGGTAAGGGCCGTCGCTCCAGCTACTTGACTAAGGTTCACTGACTTGAGGTCGCCTACCGGCGTCATTGGAGCACCAGATACACGAAGAACAACGTTAGCTGTTCCACTTGTATAGGTGTTCATCAACACGCGAGCTTGTGATGCTCCAGCCACAGAAGCTTTCCAAGAACCAACAGCCGCAGAGGCAAGTGTTGCAGAAGCTGCCGCCAATGCTCCATCGCTAACGAGCAATTGGGTTTGCCAAGTTGTTCCGTTGTCAGGAGAAGTTTGGAACTGGATTACGCCAACATAAGTCCCTGTAATCTGAATATAGGCCGAAGCCGCATCATTTAGGTTTGTCAACGTTACAGCCGCAGCAGCCGCAGAAAGCGCGCCGGAAGCAGAGACGTCTTGATTGAGGGCTCGGACAGCGGTAGAGATTTCACTCAATCGTCCGCGAACACCTGTAGCACCTGTGCTTGCAACAAATCCTGTGGCCTCAGTGCCGAACTGAGCATCATCACTTGCTTGGACAACAGATAGCGAAGCAGCAGACGCCTTAAGCCCGAGAGAGGCGGGCAGTTGAGATAAGAACGAGCCAATGTCTCGCGAAATTGCACGAAGCTTGGCGCTAATTGAACCTGAAGCTCCAGCAGCAACCGCAGCATCAGTAATAGCACCTTGCGTAGTGTCTGCACCATCAGCAACTGTGACTACATTGTTCCCTGCTGCCTTGATTGTTCCAACTGGCGTGTAGACTGATTGATTATCAATGCGAATAAACGTAATTGATGTTCCATTATCACGACCGATAAACAATACATTATTGCTGTCAGTCAGAAGAACATCGGACATCGAACTACCTGCGCCGCCTGCACCGTTCACGGCGTAGACAGCTAAAGCATAAGACCCGTCGCCTTGATCTTTATACTTTAACTGCGGAATATCTGCCCCATTACCATTAATAACTGGATAACTTGTATCAGACATTTAATTTCCTTATTATGCAAATTGCAATGAATGCAAATAGATATTCGCACTGATTGACGTTGAAGATGAAATAAATATGTAGTTGGCACCAGGGTTCAAAATAACAGAGCAAGTTCCTAGCACCACTCCCGCACCGGCAGTCCCTTGGTTTGATCCAGCCACAAAACTTGAAGTGTTTGATGTTCCAAGAACCGATACTGTTATAGTTCCACCAGTTCCTGAAGTATGCCCATTGACAGTTAGTGTAGCTGTACTAGCAGACTCAGACCAAATTTGATATGTAACTCCATTGGCATTTGGGCTGCAATATCCTGCTACTTTATAACTTGGAAGATTAGTCCCACTTAGAGAAGGCCAAGCGTTAGAGACGGTTGCTATCCACTCATTACCAACGCAGTCATATCCACTTAGTGTGCAAGGATAGGAGTGACGACTTACGGGAGAAGCCCAATTATTAATTGAGTCAAGTAATCCCTTGAACTTGTTTGATTGCGAGGATGGAGCTGTTGTATAGTCAATTTCGTTAGCAGACTGTCCAAGATTAAAACAACCATAGCCGCTGTATGTTCCCGCCCCACACTGATACCAACCAATCTTGGAAAAGCCCATTGCTCTATAAGCATACATCCAATCTCGCACAATGCCTTCCATCAACGGATCAGCATTGGCTGAAACCTTAGCGGCTAAAAGACTAGCGTTATTCTTGTCGTCATTTGCACCGACAGTATCGATACCAATTTCATAGCCGTAGACTTGTAAACCTTGGTCAAGAGCCCATGCCAAAACAGCCGTATAGGCATATGACGAATATTGTTTGTCGCAAGCATTCCGCAGACTTGTTAGAACGTCAGAGGCCGTTGCTAGGGGAGTTACCCCGTCGTCTTGTAACAAATTTGTTCCAGCTTGACCAAACGCTGTCTTAAGCCCCATTCCATTTTTACCAAGAGTTAAATACCCTCCGACACAAACAGCATCAAATACTGTTTTTAGAGGGTTGCTCTTAACCGTCTGAATGAAGTCACTAACGGCCTTATTGCCATACCAGTATTGGTCGCCGGCTTGAAGTCCAAGAATGTTTCTACAATCGTTTGGACGACCCGCCGCGGTGAATGCTGCTTTAACAAGCGCAGCAACCTCATAAGCTCGCCGGAAGTGCCAATAGCGTGAAACGTTGTAGACATTGGAAGCAATTCCACTCGTAACTAGGTTTGAAGAACCGTTCAACGCAACGAAAGACGATGTTTGCATCACAACGTTGGCTAAAATAGTGCCGTTTGTATTCAGTTGCGTGCAAGGATATTGAATGGTGTAAGCATCAATGACATTTACAATCTTTGAGCCTGATGGCATAAACCCTGTATAGCCAGAGTTGAGCGTATTTGCAGGAATATAACAAATATTACTGCTTCCGGTTACGCCGTGCGGAACTGTAAATACCACTGTTGCGTTTACGCCGTCGCTTGCAAATGTCAACACACTTAGGGGGTTCATGTTGGCAAAATACTCACTATAAGGCCAACCTACCCATCCACTGTTTGCGATTACTGTTGCCGCCGAGATTGCCCCGCCAGTGCTTGGCTGAGAACAAGGATAGACTACAGTGATAGTATTTGCAGAAGTGTCTTTAGCAACACTTACAATACCGCCTGTAGGGGCAAAACCTGTATAACCTGCTTGCAAACCGTTAAAACATGGCATTGTCCCTTGGCTTGCTGTTACGCTACTTGTTCCAGTAAACACAACTGTTGCGTTTACTCCGTCACTCGCAAAAGAAACAATTGAACTGGCCTGAGTAAAGCTAGCAGCTTGCCCTGCAATCAGTTCCTGCATACCTGCATAGCCGGCCTTACGATAGCAGAAGAAACCACCTCCTGTATTCCAGCGCTCGTTACCTAACTCAAATCCGGCCCACTTTCCTACAGGCAAACCTTGAGCAACGGCTGTCGCCATGTTTGTAACGTAGTCGTCGGATGCCAATTCTGTGATATTAAACCAACCACTTGTGTTCGTTTTAGTCAGAATATCTAGTTGGTATTCGATTGGAAATCCACCAAAGGTAGATGAACCTGGAATGCTATTTCTATATGCAGAAGGTGTAGGTCTATCCGCCCAATTAATATTGGTTTTGTAGAAATACGCCCCAGTTGTTGTACTAATGCTTCCAGAAATTGATGTAGACGGCTGGGTCAAGTAATCGCCGTTTACTCCGCTTACGTCCATAAAACGTACATAAGAATAAGGATGCACAGTACGAAGAAATTGAGCATTCCAAAATTGTACGGCGTTTCCTGCGATTGCTGTTGCGGAATTCTGAGGATCGTAGACACTGAACGAGGATGCTCCTCCGTCCGTAAAGTTCAGACCTAGAACTTGCGATGCACCTGCTGTATAACTAATGGTGATTTGCCCTGTACCCGCTGTAAATGTGTGGGATACTATTGAACCATTAGTCATCAACGTGACATTACGTTTAGCTCCAGCCGTATAGGTGACAAACCATGTGCCAGTCGTTGAGGGGTCAGCAGCGAATGCGCCTTCTGCTAATTTATATGAAAAAGCGGTCAGCGGCATCCCATTGGAGTCTCGGGAACTCGGAGGTAATACAATACCTGTATAGGGGTAAACCCAAAAATTACTGACTAGGCCACGGTCATTAAAGACACGCATTGTTGTGAATGACGTGTCATTTGGCATATTCTGTCCAACTTCCATTGACGGAAAATAGGGGATAGCCGCAGAAAGTGTTGATTGTGAGCCAGTTACAGGATTTGGACTAGTGCCAAGGGCATTTGTAGCAACGACAGAAAAATCATAAGAGGTATTGGCTACCAATCCTGTAATAGTTGCTCCGTTGACAGTAGTACTTTGTGAAGACCAAGCCCCTGAAGAACCGGTCTGCCTATAACTTACAACATAACCTGAAGGAAGGCCGCCAGTTAAAGGGGGCGCCCATGTAACCTTCAAACTTGTTGTTGCAATATTAATAAAATACAGTGGCCCTGTGACATTTCCAGGGGGCGAAAGAGGGACAGGACAAACTGCCGAAACAGCGCTCCCAACAGTGAATCCGCGAGGATTAGTAGCTACAGGAACCACTGTTACGAGCTTATTTTCATCATTCGTCGTTAGAGTATACGGCCACGTCTTAACCACACCACCTACAGTAATGTTGTATGTGATAGTAGGTGTCGGGTAGCCCGTTACAGAGCCCCCCGAAACCGTGACTGGCGAACCGACATTCAATGCTCCAAGCACAATATTAGCAAGCCAAACTGGCCTAATATATTGTGGAAGTTTTGACATAAGTCTGGCCCGCTGGCTTCTAGTATATGTAATCATAGTGAGATGGTACTGTCAGCAGCGATGTAGTCAATAATGCAGAAACCAACGCCAAGATTAGTTGTCGAAAGTGATACAACTACTGTTTGAGAGACAGTGGAATCGCTGGTAGATGCCGATGTCAACGCTGTAGTAGTTGAGATATCCCCAGGAAATGCGCATTGAATGTTTGGCCCTAGACAGACCACATCCATCGTACCTGTCCATACAGTTTGACCTGTTGCTGTTAAACTCGTAACAGGTACAGACGCATTTCCATACTGCATGTTTAATGTTGTGTTGATTGTACTAGCGTCGCGGTGTCCAAAATACTTGATGTGCAGATTTCCGTAGTTTCCTAAAGGAATCGCATTGAACTGGTCAATAATAAACGAGCCGGATGGTTGAGTGAAAACGGTAGCACCACTTGTACCCGAGAATGGCACAAGGCTTGTTGGCTTTTTCCAGCTATTCGGCGTTCCTGGGGTATAAACGTTATTGTAAACCGTAAACGCAGTAGTGGTCGCTGCTGGCTGTCCTGCTGTCGGAACTGCCCAAAAAATCCCAGCCGGTGAACCGCTATAAAGAGCATTTGCCGGAAAACTTAGCCACAATCCACCAGCATACTTGTGCGTCGCGAATGACCAAATTACGGGCCAGCCGTAATTCCAAGTAGAAAAGGAAGTACCTGACAATGTAGCGGAATTAAGAACTGTCCCGATCGCTGCTGTTGTACTTGACACCGATGTAATCTGAATTTGGTGTACGCCGTCGAGAGTAATCACCTTACCGACATCAGTTGTCCCTGTTGTAAAATCCGCAGCAGAGGATGAGATTGATACGCCAGAGCCGGAAGTTGCTCCAAGTGTTAATGTTGAAGTCTTAGGCGTTCCTAGGATACATGCCCCGTTTGCACCTACTGAAAATGCATCAAGGCGGCCGACAGGGATTCCGCGCGTATATGTAACGGGAGAGTGATAGTCAACACCGACTACAGCGGAAATAAGACCGCCTGATCCATCCCCTTTCACTAAGCTTGTGGTTATGGGATTAGCTGCCTCACGTGCCCACACGTTTGTGTTTGTCCAGTAAATGATGTCATTGACATTCCAAATACTATTACCATCAACAACTGTATTTCCGGCCGTTGAAACACGATATGCTAGACCAACGGAACCTGTAGGGGCTGTTGAAGAGACAATGGAACCAGAAATTGTGTTTCCATTATTATCTTTTAAAACATTAGCATTTGCATCCCATGTGCCAGCCACCTGAGGAACTGCTCCTACTTGAAGAGAGTTAGGTAGGTCATGGACATGACCGGCATCAGCCACTTGTCCTGTGCTTCCTGGGCTATGTGTGCCGAGAGGTTGCGGAGCAGCCGTACTAATAACTAAGCTACTACCACCACCGCTAATTGTTTGAAAAGGGCCTCCAGGGGGGCCGACGCCCAGTAGCGCGCCCGAATCGCGGTCATAGTTACCAACCACATCGTAAATTGTTTGTCCAGACATTTAATTCTCATTTCTGCGACAATTACCGCCGCAAGTAAAACGTGTATGCAACCGGAAACGATCCAGTTGGATTGATTTCTTTAAATGTCACGATAGAATATGTGACATTGTTAATCGTGATTTTGTCGTTTGTAGGATCAACGCTGAATGGAACACCGTCGGGAAATGAAGGCGGAAGAACATATGCTTCTTTATCTCCAGCATGGACTTGCGTTCCGCTCTTTGTTCCAAAACCCTCATTCTTCAGTAATAGGTCAAATATAACAATCTGAATTGGAATTGAAATAACCGAAGAAGATGCCGAGGCTGTCGATGAGTTGTATTGTCCCATCACAGTTTTTGTATATACACCTGATCCGCCAAACTCTGAAATTAGCTCTTGTGCGGCTAACCCTAATTCGTATACTGCACTCATATTATGTTGGAGTTGAAATGATGAGCGGAGCAGGGTAAGGATAGGTATAAGTCGCCCAAGGCAGAACAATCGCGCCAGGAGCATACCCAGCCTCCCAATCTTGTTTGCTTTGTAGAAGAGGATTGATGTCTAGGCCGTCGACATTTGTTCCCGTATAAGGAATTGGGCAGACACCCGCAAGGTTTGGATTGAGGACAACTTTCTGCAAGAAATTCATGTAGTTTTCGAATTGATCGCTACCCCATGTTTCTAGCTGCCCTAGTTTTCTATGTGTCTTGGAGCTAAGAATTCCAAGAATATAACCTGCGCAAGTTTGTGCAGTTTGAACAAGACTGTTATTATTGTCAGTCAGTGTTTGAGTGATAACGTCATCCGGAAGAATAGGAACGTCCCCGAAATCGCCAATCCTAAGCCTAATTCGCCCTAAATTTGTTGTTGGATCAATTGTCATTTTGCTTCTCAAATAAAAAAGCCCACCCCATTACGGAGCGGGCTTTCAGCCCAAACAACAGGGCTCGGGAACCAGTCTTAGTTGCTGGTTGTTAGATTTACGATTAACTGAGGACGCATTGTACCGTTGACGAAGTTCGTCTCAGTTTGGATGTCAATCTTTGTTCCGTTGGGGTCTTGTGTCTCAAACATATAGACGGGCTCGCCGAGAGTATTTACGAACTCAAAGCGGTTGGCAGGAGAGTACCAAGTCTTAAATGTTTCAGTTGTCCCGGTCGGAATCATGTACGCTGAGTTAGCGGACAGAAGACGAGTAGTTGTACCGTTAACAGGCAGCGCGTCTCGCATTTCTAGGAATACTGTACCGCCGTAATCAAATACACGGTGCATGCCAAGAGTTTGTGTCGCTTGAGCATTCGCGAGAATACCGGCAGCGGCAAGACGATCGCGTAGAGGCTGCTGATTACCATTCATGTAGTATTGGTAAGCAGTTTGAACGCGAGGATGCGAAATAAGCTTTTGAAAGAACTCAGGTGAGCAGAGAACAAGAGTACCGAGAACAGTTTCACCGTTCGCATTATCTTGAATGTACGCAATACCTTCTTCAATCTTGCCCATAACATCGGTAGTAGATGTGCCGAGCAGGAAGTCAATTGAATGACGAGTTACGCCGAATTCAGCGTTCCAATCTTGAACAACTGTGCCGTTAGGAGCATAAACTGTACCGGCTGTGATAAGCTGTGCACGGGCGTACTCAAGAGTGATAGCGTGATTCTTACGAATACGAACCATCTTACGAGCGCGAACTAGATCAAGAGTTTCTACATTCTCAGGATTTGCACCACCGACAGCATAAGCACGCTGACCTTGTAGGTCTTGAGGCGAAATATAGTCGTCAAGTGGGAAATGAGGAACAGAGAACGTATGAATCTTACGGCTTTGACCAGCGTTTTGGTTATTGCGAGTGCCGCGGGTACGGTCGCCAACAACGTTGATCGAAAAGTTTTGCTCTTCGAAATAAACAACGTGCTGTGAAACGGCGTCTTCAGAGAAAAGACCAAGCTGTCCAATTGTACCCCATGTGTTGGGAATAGTAACTAGCTCTTGTGTCCAGTCGGCTACTTGGAAGCCATTAGCAAATGAACGAGTAATCACGATGTGTGTATCCTTATAGTTTTAATTAGACTGAAGTTTCAACAAACATCGGAGGGGCGATAGTAGAGAATGCAGCCCTAACAGTGGAGGCGCTATGTCCTGCACCGTATGTAAGCCCCTGATCGCGGAAGATTGCATAACCACGCACAATTGCGACGGCATTTGTATCTGTGTTAGCAGCAAGCACGATTGGATATGATTGTCCAAGACCGTCAGCAACTAGAACACCAGCAGGAGTTTGTGAACCATCACTAGCAGCAGCAACGCTTACCTTCCACTTACCAGTGGCAGTAACCTTACCTAGAACTGTGCCAGGAACAAGAGTAGCAGCAGCGTCATTAATTACGATTGCTTCGCGGCAGACGGCGTGCTCAGGGAACT